GTCTATTGGTGAGGTTGAGGCCGATTTTATCGGCAACGCATTTTCAGCCGGTCAAGTCGCGGGCGGTCTTCGGATCGTGGGCGCGGCGATGTCGTCAAACGGTCGCGGTAACAGGCGCGGCGGCTCCAGGTGGATGCAGGTGGTGAGAAGTCACGACCAGCATCGCTCGCAGCACGGCAGGCTCTCAGCGGTCCCATCCGCTCCGGTTGCTCTTTTAAGCACATGAACCAACAAACTGAAAAAAATCGAGGCGAGGGCTCGGCGGCGGGCGAAGCCTTCTTCTGGGAGTCGAAGGTGGCGAAGTCGCTCGGGCTCTCTCGGGAGCGGGTGCGGGCCTTGCGCGAGGCGCATCTCTCGGCCGACGAGTGGAGCACGCGGGGCAATGCCATCGTGTTCACTTCGGGGGGGCTCGAAAAAATCACCGTTTTGGCGGCTCGGGACGCGGGGCCGGTGCCTTTACCCTCGGCGAGCGAAACCCCCACCGAGACCGCGACGACTGTGGCGGCGTTGGTGGTTGGCGGAGCGCCGGAGGTGTTGCGGGTGGTGGTGAAGAAGCTTTGCCAGAATATCCGCATGATGATCGCCCTGCGCGGGGGTGACGGGGAGGCGAGCGAGACCTTGCTGGTGCGGGTAAAGGACAACTCTCTTTTTATGGCGGGTATGGAGATCGAGGTGGCCGACTGCGGAAACGGGGTCTGGCAGTTTCGCGGGCGGCTTCCGCGTAGAAGGGGGCGCTTTTGATGAGCACGGAACCGAGTGCGTTGGTGATCGCGGCTCGACGGCAGGAAGCGGCGGGTGTCGCTCGCTGGGAAAAATTGCGGAAGTGGTCGCGCACCGACTCGGCCCGCTGGGTCAACGATCGTTCGGCGGCGGCGCTGGCGTGGTTGAGGCGGCGGCCCGGGCAGTGGCCCGCTCATTCCAATCAGCTTGGTTACTGGCTGCGGGACCATGCGCCCGAGGTTTTTGACCGAATCCACAACAAGCTCGCTGGCATGTCGCCGGAGGCCCGCGAGCAAACTCTCCCCGGCTCTTTGCTTTGAAATCCCATGAAGTTTTACATTCATCCATCCACTCAGTTTAAGAAGGCCGGCGCTCGCGATGAGCGTGACGGCGCGGTGATCGCAGCCGTGATCGGGCTCATTTGCGTGGCGGTGTTTGCCATGCTGAGCCATGTGGCGCCACAGCGGGAATCTTTGATGGTGATGCGGGCCTTGCTGGTGGCCGACGCTTTTATGTGCGGCGGGATCGCGGTCTTTTACGCCGGGTATGCCGTGGTGATGCATCGGCGGTTTCGCCGCTATGAGGAGGATGACCGCCGTGAATGAGACGACACCGGACATGTTTGGGGTGCCGGAGTGGACACAGGAGGATACTCGCGACTACTTGAGCGCCAATCCCCTGCCCTCTGACTTTGTGTGGCCGCACAGCGAGGGCGGGAAGCGGGCTGTGCATCCCAGCTACCGCGTAAAGGGAGGCTACGGCAAATGGCTGCACGAGACGCCGTATTTCCCTGGGTTGTTCGAGCGCATTCACGAGATGCTTTTCAACCTGCCTGAGCTTCCGACGGCCGAGCAGATCGCGGCGATGTTGAACCGCGAGCTGGCCGTGCGCGAGGGGCAGACCGGCCTACCTATTTCCTAGTTTCGTAAACCAAACCAAAATGAGAATCCGCACAATCAAACCCGAGTTCTGGACGCATCCCGTCATGTCTCGGCAATCCGATGCCGCAAAGTTGCTGGCAATCGGGCTCCTCAACTACGCCGACGACGAAGGGTTCTTCTACGCCGACGCCCGCATGGTCCGCGCTGCGTTGCGACCGCTCGACGAAGACTCGACGAATACTCGACGAGCGCTCGAACAGCTATTCGGGATAGGCTTCCTGAGCGTTCGTGAACACCCATCACATGGCCCAATTGGTCACATTTTGAGCTTCTTGGAGCACCAACGCATAGACCGCGCAAACCCCTCTGTTATTCGTGGTTTGTTCACTGCTTGCGCTGCGCAAGACGCTATCAAAGAAGAGGTAAATTCGTTCGACGAAGGCTCGACGAATGATCGCGGAAGCATCGTTGCAAATGTAGCGCTGGAAGGGAAGGGAAAGGAAGGGAAAGGAAGGGATATAGGGGCAGGTCGGAAACCTGCCCCCAAAGCGAGCAAGATCGCTTCGCTTTCCAAGCCAACGGATGCAGACGAAGCCGTTGCCTACTTTGTTGCGCAGGGGTCCACGGATGAGCAGGGGCGCACGTTCTTCGATCACTTCGAGGCCAATGGCTGGCGGCAGGGCGGCAAGACGGTCATGAAGGACTGGCAGGCGGCGGCGAGGAACTGGATTCGTAGATCCGCACCGGCCGTGCGCGGCGCAGCCGCAGGGCTCGGGGGTGGCGCACCCAATGGAAAAAATAATTTTGGTGCGGCGGGGCGTGGCGGTGCCGAGGAGGCAACGAAGCTCCCTATCGTCGGGATTGACGTGGGCGCGGACGAGGTGGCGGCACTTGAGGCCGGCAAGGGAGGTGCATCATGAGCGCGGCACCGTTGCGGGTTTTGAAGGGCGGCAAGGTGGATGCAGACGACGGGCTTACCGGGCCTTTGTTTTCGGAGGAGGCAGAGCGTGGTTTGCTGGCGTCGATTTTGATTTGCACTGATCCTTCGGCGGCGGCGATTGCGAGGCAGACCGGGGTGAAGGCGGGCGCGTTTTACGTGCCAGCGCACAAGGTCGTTTACGAGGTCATCGAGCGGCTTGTGGCAGCCGGCGCGGTGCCGTCGTCGGAGGCGGTGGCGCTGGATTTGCAGGGCTCCGGCCGTTTGGAGCAGATGGGCGGCTGGGCGGGCTTTGCGCGGATGAGCGACACGACGGCCTCGACCTTGCGGGTGCGTGAGTATGCCGAGCTGGTAAAACTGCTGTGGGAGCGGCGTCACGCCATCCTTCTCGCAAAGGAGTTTATTGCCAAGGTGGAGGCGGCAAACCAGCGCGATAGTTTCGTGACGGCTTCCGGCGAGCTGGGTAACCGGCTCGTGATGCTGGGGCGGGTGCAGGATGCCCGCACCCTGGCGGAGCGGGTGGACGACGTGATCGCCGACGTGAGCGCACGCGCCGAGGGCAAGGAGGACCGCTCGCGCTGGTTGCCGACTGGAATGGAGAAGTTCGACAAAGTTTGCCAGCCCTTCGGTTCATCGAAGGAAGACCATTTTATCGGCGTGGCGGGTGGATCTGGCCAAGGCAAGTCAGCCATCATGCGGCAGTGGGCGCACCATTGGAACCGGCTCGGCAAGCGCGTGCTGGTTTACACCCGTGAAACCTCAATTGACGGCTGGATCGAACAGGCCGCAGCGCAGGCGGTGGGCGTGGATTTGATGCATTTGCAGGAGGCTCCTCGCGATAAACTCAGGGAGTTTCAAGCCGAGCTGGCATGGCTCCGCGATCATGCGGTGAATAAGCTCGTTTTTATCTACGAAAACGACGCCTCTACGCCTCTCCTCTATGTGGAGGATTTGGTGGCGCACTACCGCAGTTTTGAGCACCTGCACGGCCAGCCGGATGCCGTCGTAATCGACTACTTGCAAATCTTACTCCCGAAAAAGCGTTGCAACTCACGCGAGCAGGAGGTGGCCTACGTGTCGCACACCTTGCAAGGCGAGTGCCGGCGGGCGGGTAACGTGTGGGTGGTGGGCGCGCAGATGAATGAGAGCGGCCTTGCCGCGCAGCGCACGGCCAAGAAAGACGAGCAGGGCCGGCTGATTCACCGGACTCCAATCGCGGGCGACCTTCGCGAGTCGCAGGCCTTTTACCACGACGCCGACCGGATGCTTTGCATCTACCGCCCGCCCGAAGATTGCAACGGCAACGACCAGGCGACCCAGCCGCCGATGCGGCCGGAACAGTGGATTTGCCAGATCAAGCGCCGACGCGGCGGCACGGGCGCGGTGAAGTGCTGGTTTGAGCGGAGGTTTACACGCTTCATCGAGTTTAACCGAGACCAACTCCTCGCCGCCGAGAACGTCGTGCCAAGCACGAAGGTAACGGCGGAAACCGGACCGCGCACAAAGGCTGACTGGAAGGCCAAGAAGGCGGCTCAGCAAGGCGGCACCGAATTTTGACCATATCAATCCTATGACTACAAAAACCACCAAAATACCACGCGGCAGACATACACAGGCGACATCGCCTTTTGCACCGGGGGCGGCTTCATCAGCCGGACGCATGAAGCTGCGTAGCGGCGTGCGCCAGTGTGATTCAATGCATACCGTCGAAAACGGCCGGCGCGTCACCACGGCGGAACTTTGCCGCTCGGTGACGGCCGCGGCAAATCGGTTCCTTTCCGGCGACCGGCCCAACCGGAAACAGCCGGCCTAAACCTTCACGCCGCACATGGCCCTGACCTGGACACCTCACCCTGTTTTGCCGATCCCGACCCGGGATCAGATGCTCGGGCTTGTCGCCACGCATGGAGAGGCCGCGGCGCAGAAGATGATCGCCAAGATCTTCACCGAGCGGGAGCAGGCTATCGCCAACGAGAAAAACAACCCTCTGCACTTTGGCTTCGAGCCCGACTCGTGGAAACGCACTCGCGAACTCGTCGCCAAGTATGACAAGGTGTTTATCTCGGGCGGCAATCGTGAGGGCAAATCCACCTTTGTCGCGAAGTTTGCGGTGGAGGATCTGGTGAACAATCCCGGTGCGCTGTGGTGTTTCTTCCACTCCTCGGAGCGGTCGAGCATAGACCAACAGCAATGCCTCATTCACTCCTACCTGCCGCCGGAGTGGCGCGACATCGGCAAGGACGGCGCGCAGACCTACGTGAAGTATTCGCGGGCGACGGGGTTTTCCAACTTCAAGTTCATCCTGCCCAACGGGAGCATGGCATTGTTTTTCAACTACAACCAGGAGGTGTCGGACTTCGAGGGCTACGAGATCAACGGCGCATGGTTTGACGAGTTGGTGCCGCTCAACTTCGTGCGGGCGTTTAAGTATCGTCTCGGGCAGTCGCGGAAGATGAAAATCATCATCACGTTCACGCCGGTTTACGGGTATAACGCGGTGGTCGGCGAGTTCATCAAGGGCGCGAAAGTCTTGGAGACAAAGCGGGCGCTGGCCTTCCCTGCGGACCGCAAGCTGGTGGATGGGTGCCCGGCGGGGCACATGCCTTACGTGATGGAAAGCGCGAGCGGGCGCGAAGCGGCGATCTTTCACCACAACGGGCTTAATCCCTACGGGGCGGGCGCGAAGGTGTTTGCCGAGGCGATCAACGAGGCCGACGACCAGAAGAAGATTCGCCTTTATGGCTGGGCGGATAAGCCGGCGGGCGCGGCGCTGGGCAAGTTCTCCGATGCCCACCTGATCAGCCGCGAGAAGTTCAATGAAATCGCCAAGCGCGGCGGCACCCGTTACTGCGTGTGTGACCCGGCTGGCGTTAAAAACTGGTTCGTAAAGTGGTATTTCGTGACGCCAGCGGGCAAGGCAATCGTCTATCGCGAGTGGCCGGATCGTCGCCGCTACGGCGATTGGGCGGAGCAGCCGCCCGACGGAGCCAAGGGCGTCAATCGCTACAACTGGACACCGGGGCCGGCGCAGATTCGCGACGGCGTGAATGGGATTACCGGATACAAGAAACTTATCCTCGAACTGGAAGGCTGGACATGGGACGAGGCAGGCCGGAAGTGGAACGGCACCCAGGCGGAGAAGATTCAATGCCGCTTGATTGACCCACGTGGCGGTGGCACGGATTCGCTGGTGGCTGACGACTCGCTGACAATTGCCGAGTTGATGGAGCGCGAGGAACGCGACCCGCGCGGCGCGGTGGTGGGACCGGCGATGTTTTGGGATGCCGCGCCCGGCGGCGGGCGGGTGGAGCTGGATTTGCAGCTACTCAACGACTGGATGGACTACGACACCACGCAGCCGATTTCCCTGCTGAACGAACCGCGCTGGTTCATCGTCGCCGACCTAGAGCAGACGATCATCTGCTACCGCGAGTTTACCGGGCTCGGGTCCGACAAAGATGCGCTAAAGGACATCGTGGACCCAGACCGCTACTTTATCAAATCCGACCTCGGGCACGTTGACAGCACAGCAATGCGCGTGCGCGGGGGCGGGTTTTACTAAAACCAAGCCACACTATGCAACTTCTCAACTCTACTCAAAACTCCGCCCGCCGGCGGCACAACCCGACCGAACCAAAATGGGATCTTGGGCTGGCTGTGCTAGAAGCACACGCCAGTTACGGCGTGACGTTTAACAACAAGGAAATCGCCCGCGCCTGCGACGTGTCGCCGACCGCCGTTGGCCTGATTATTAAAAAGGCGCTCCGCCGCCTTCAACCTCGGCTTGCGGCTGAAAAACGACTGCTCGCCAAATGACTACTAAACAACGTATCGCAGCGATTGAGAAAGTGGTAGTTCACCACGACCTGCTCGATTACGAGTGGGATCGGCTTATCAAGGTTGTCGGCAATCACGACATGCCCCTGTTTGAGCAAAGCTGGAAGGTTTTTGACGCCTACGTGGAGGCCGTATCTGCTATGGTGGGAGACGAATGCGGCTGGATAAGCTGGTTTATCAGCGACAACGAATGCGGGCTAAAAGCACTTTCGGCGCGGGCAGGCAAGGGCAAGCATCTCGCGCCTATACGCACGATTAAGCAACTGGTCGAACTTATCGAAAACCAATGATCCCAACCCTACCCACCAAAGCCTATCTGCCGCGCAAGGTTGTTACCCAAGCGGTCGGCGGGAGGCGTTTGCTTGAGCGTTTGGAGCGCGAGGGGAAGCTTACCCGGTGCTACCCGTGCGGGCTTCGCCATGCGCGCTACCGCTACGCCGAAGTAAAACGGCTCCTTGACGAGCTAATGGGCGGCGTTTGCTAGGAGGCACATGAAAGCAGAAATTTACGAATTGCCCGCGCACGAAATGAAAGAACTCGTGAGCGAGCTGCGCACCGAACTTGCCGACATCACTGCCGACGGCATGGAGATCTGGACGCGCCAAGACCGCGCCCGCCGAGTGCGGTTTTGCCAGTGGGAAGGACAGAGCGCCGACGGCCGCAAGCACGCCGCCGACACCGGCGAAGATGCTTGGCCTTTCGAGGGTGCCGCCGATTCGCGGGTGCCGTTGGTGGACGGCATTATCAACGACAAGGTAGCCATCGCCACGCAGGCGTTCTTCCGCGCCCAGGTGCAGGCTGTGCCCATCGAATCCTCCGACGCCGGGCGGGCGCAATCCGCCACCACGCTTATCAAGTGGCTGCGTGACCGGGCGCTGCGTCATGAGCTGTCGGCCGAGGTGGAACTCTCCGCGCAATACCTCTACGGCGACGACCCTGGCGTAGTGGTGCTGGAAGTGCAGTGGCGCCGCGACTTCATGCTCGAATCGCGAGAGGTGACGTTTGACGAACTCGGCGCCATGTATGCCAGCGGATCACTTACGCCGGGCGGCACCTCGCCCGACGATGCCCGCCTCGAAGCCGAAATGCTGGCCGACTGGATGGACCTTGCGACCAACAAAACCCGCGAGCGCGAGGCGCTGGCCTGGCTGGATGCGACTTTCCCCGGTGTGACGGCCTCGGCAATGAAGAGCGCGCTGCGCGGCATCCGCAGCGAGGGCCTCGCCACCCTGCCAGTGCCGGTGCAACGCAACAACCGGCCGGCGGTGCAGGCGCTCCGGCTGTTTGACGACATCTTCTTCCCGGTTGGCACGGCCGACATTCAGCGGGCGAGGCACGTTCACCGCCGCGAATGGCTTAACGAGGTGGAGCTACGCGAGCGCGTGAGCACGCTGCGCTGGGATGCGGAGTGGGTGGATGAAGTGATCGAGCGCGGCATGGGGCAGACGATTATCGCGGGCGACTTTATCCGGCAAAGCCGCACCGGAGGGCTCACGTTGTCTAACCCCGGCACAGCAATCAACGAACGCGACCACCTCTTTGAAATCTGGTGGAGCTACGAGCGCCGCGCCGACGAGCTGGGCGTGCCGGGGATTTATTGCACTGTCTGGTGCGGCACGGTGCGCGATACCGTCGCCAAGAGCGAACTGGTGGACTACCCGCACGGCGATTATCCGTTTATACTGCGCGGGCGCGAGCGCCTGGGGCGCCAGGTGACGGAGAGCCGCGGCGTGGGCCGCGCCATCGAGACGCATCAACTGGAAATCAAAGTGCAACGCGATGCACGCAGCAACTACACCCAGCTCGCTACCACTCCGCCGCGCAAAGTGAAGATGCAGCGCGGAGCGTGGGATCTGGTGCTCGGCCCTGGTGGCAATGTCCCCGTGCAGCGCATGGATGATTTTGAGTATCTAAACCCGCCGCCCTTCCCGCAGGCCAGCATCGAAATCGAGCGCACTACCCGCGACGAGGCCAACGAATACTCGGCACGCATGACGCCGACGGCAGACCGCGACCGCACAGCGGCGCTGAATCAGCACGAGGTCGATAACTTCTTTGGGCTGTGGCGCGAAGCCTTTGGGCAAATGATCGCGCTCTGCCAAGCCTACTACTCGCCGCTGGAAATGGCGCGCATCCTCGGCCCCGGCAGTGAACAGGAAGCGGTAATGACGGCGGAGGACATTCGCGGAGGCTATGACGTTTACATCGAAATCGACGCTCGCGACTTAAACATGGAATACGCCATGAAGAAACTGGAAGCCTACGGGAAGATCCGCAGCATGGACATCGGCGGTCTGATGGATGCCGGCCCTCTGGTGGAGTGGGCGGCGGCGGCGCTTGATCCAGTGTTGGCGCGGCGCACGATCCGGCCGCAGCAAGCGGTGTCGCAGATGGAAGTGAAGGCGGAGAAAGATGCCGTCGCGCAAATGGCGGTGGGCATCGAACCCGAAATGCCTACACAGGGCATCAACGCGCAACTGCGCTTGCAGACCCTTGTGCAGACGATCCAGCAAAGCCAGCAACTCACGCAGCTCTACCAGGTGAGCGAGCCCTTCCGCGAGCTGGCCGATACCCGGCAAAAGTATCTGCAACAGCAACTCGACCAAGAGCAAAACAAGCTCATTGGCCGGCTCGGTGTGGCGCCGGTGCAAGGCGCAAGCCCCAGCGCGGGCGGCATTGCAGGCAGCGAGGCGATGCCTGCAATGTGAGGTTGCGATAAATAAGCCAATAGTTGCCAACTTTAGGATTGCACTAGCAAATCAGGTTTGTTAAGGTGCGTGCATGGCCCTCAGTAAAACTGTCAAACGCTTCCTTTCCGAGATTGGTCGGAAAGGTGGCAGCGTCAAAAGCCCCGCGAAGACCGCCGCCGTGCGGCTTAACGCTCAAAAGCCCCGCAAAGGTAAGAAGCGCAGTGGCGCGGCGGAGGGCGAGAAGTGAGCACGGCACCTAAAGACGGCGGCCCAGCGTTTCCGCACGCTCAACGCCTATGGGATGCGGACGCGATGAGTTGGGCGGTTCATAGTGTCGGCGGCATGGCGCTACGGGATTGGTTTGCAGGGCAGGCTTTGGCCGGCGCGCTTATGAACTACACTACGTTTAAGTTTGGCGCATCTGCCGACGAGGTAGCGCACGCCGCCTACGATTACGCCGACGCCATGATCGCCGCCCGCACAAGCAGGGAGGAAAAGAAGTGAGCGTTTACTTTTTCGCCGTTTACTCCGGGCGCGACAAGGCCCGCGGGCACGCCTGCATTGCGCGGGCCAAGGACAAAGCCGAGGCGCTGCGGGC